TATTTTTATGCTTTAAATTTTGAGTACATAATCTTATAAATGAATAGAAAATCTTTGAGTCTATAAAATTTAATGTATTTATAAGATTATGTACTCGTTTTTATTATATATGAAAAATTGATATTTTATTAATATATATATATTAAGTACAATGTCCAAGGTTGAATATTACAAAATTAAAGAAAATTATAAAGATTTAATTCAAATAAACGATAGTATATCTGACAAATTATCTAAATTATACGATGATAACTTTTGGAATTTAAAAAACCTATTTAGTGATTATAAAAAATACTGCGACGAATTAGGTAAACAGTGTAATAATGCATGGAGTAATGATATAATGTTATTTGATTATAAATGGGAGAATCTAGATTCCAGTAAAATTATCGTTAATACCATTACAATAAAAGATTTTCAAGAAGGTAAATATATTTCATTATATACTAATAATCAAAAAGCTAATAATATTAAAACAGAATCAGAATATGCCAGACGTATTTTATTCTTTACAAAAACTTTCCCTTGTTTTGCTAAATTTAAAGATGCCAATGATCTTTCTTGGATTGCTATAAATAATAGAGAACTATTATTGGAAATATTTAAATATCATAATGATAACAAAAGAAGTCTCGCGACTATTAATAAAGACCTTAAAGCATTAGTTAGAGTAATAAAATTATTAGTAGGAGAAGAGAATGAACTTAGATTTAAAATATCTGCCTTACAAAATCTTTTTACAGAACTAGAAAATAATAGAGACGACGAGAATATTGTTGCAACAGAAAATGAAAAAAAACAATTTATTAATTACGATAAACTACTTGAAATATTAGATAAATTACAAAAGGATTATCAAGATGATGTGAATAAATTACCTAAAAACGATAGAAAAAACGGTATGAAACATAATGACGAATTATTTTATAAGCATCAAATTATTCTATCATTAGCTTTAAATATATGGGATTTTCCTTCAAGGCATGAAAAGTTTACAATGGATATCATTTATGATAATAATGCAGCTGAAAAAGATAAAAATTATATATTATTGAAAAAACTTAAAAATGGCAAAGTATCTAGAATAGTGTATTTTATATTTAATGAAAATGTTAAAAAACATAGCGATATTTCTTATAAATTAGATAGCACACAACTTAAAGAATATAATAAAAAGCTATCTAAATTAATAAAGTATTCATTAGACACATATCCTAGACCTTATTTGTTTCTTGGAAAGGATAATTGGGTAAAACAAAACTTTACAAAAGCCAGTTTTAACATGATATGTGAAAGGCTTAGAAATGTCGATATAAATAAAAACATATGTATTGATGGATTTAGAAGTGCATTTGTATCACATTATTATCCTACATTAAACAATAAACTCAAAGAAATTATGAAAACACGAATGCGAACATCTCGCGACATCATTGAAAGATTTTATTTAAAGTTTGAAAAAGAAAAGCCAGATAAACCAGAAGAGGAAAAGCCAGATAAAACAGAAGAGGAAAAGCCAGATAAACCAGAAGAGGAAAAGCCAATTAGTCTTGCAGAAAGAAAAAGATTAAACTATAAAAAATGGTATGAAGCTAATAAACAAAAAAAATTAGAATATAATCATAATCGCAATATAGACCCTAAAACAAAACAAAGAAATATATTAACTGATCTTAATACAAATAAGACCAATTTAGATAATTATAAAAAAGAAACTATCGCAAAATATAAGATATATGAAAATAATGGGAAATTTTATGGAAAAGAATTGACATAATATTAATATTTAAAAATAATAATACCTTATATAATAGAGTCTAATAAAATGGTATGGCAAATATCAACTGAATCAGGCGAATATAGAATTCAAAACAATAAAAGCAATTCCTATGGAGGTACTTTTATTGATTACCTTACTATTAAAGAAAATGGCAATATTGGTATTAATAATGATTCCCCTATAAAAATATTAGATATTAATGGTGATGCGATTATTAATGGTATCTTACAAACATCTAACATTATAGGAAATGAACATAATGAATTTAATAATATATTAAAGATTAATTACGAAGAAGGTGAAGCTAATAGTAATTTATTACATGTATATGGTAATAGTACTTTTTTTGGTAAAATAGGTATTGGCGTAACAGAGCCAGAAAATGCATTAGATATTATAGGTAATATTAAGTGTGATGAAATAAATGCTATTGGTAGTAATATTACTTTGATTAATACATGTAATATAACAGATGGTATTTTACCCATAATTAGAGGTGGTATAGGCGTGGATAATATTAAACCACTACAACTACTATATGGTGGTATTACGACAATAGAACAAAGTAGTAGTTTATATTGGAATAATGGCGCTGGAACATTAAATGCTGCTAAATTTAAAGGCAATGGTAGTGAAATAACTTCTATTGATGCTACTAATGTTTCATCTGGTACATTATCAGTAAGTAGAGGGGGGACTGGGCGTAATAATTTTAATATTGGCGGTGGTATATTAATAGGTAATTTATTAGGTAATAACCAATATAATATTGCTCAGTCAGAATCACTCAAATGGAATAATAGCGAAAGCGAACTTCAAATAGCTGGTAATATTTCATTACCCGCAGGTAGTAATATTTTAATTAATGGCGCGCCATTAAAATTTGATAATTTTGATAGTTTTCCTTCGGCATCTTCAACCATAAAAGGTATGTTAAAAATTTTTGAAGGTGATTTTCAATTTAATGATAGCAATCAATTAATATTAGCTACACAGGGTTCGTCTAAATGGGCGAAAGAGGATAATAAAATTTGGTATCCCTCAGAAACTCCCGAACCTACACATTGTGTCGGTATAGGTAATATGCCAAACGGTGATTTTAGATTAGATGTAAATGGTGATATAAATACATCAAATGGTGCTTTTAAAATAAATGGAATAAACGTTATAGAAAATAATTCTAATATATTATCTAGTAGATTAAATACATTTACATTAGACAATATTGCTATTCCGCCATTGATTGACGAATTGCAAACACAAAACGGTGGTTGGTATAATAAGTTTTTTTCACTTAGAGATATTATTTTAGATAGTGGTTCACTCGATAAAGAGTTTTTTATTTCTGCGGCACCCAAAAATTATAATTTTGTTTTTGATAATCCTGTAACTCTTAAAAGTGACTTAATTGTAGAAGGAGCTTTTTCACTTGATAATCCCGATAATTATATTAATTTTAGTTCAATGAAATTAGAAAGATCCCATACCGAAAGTATTTTAATTGTTAATCAAACATACAGTGGCGCAAATGACGATACAATCGCCGGAAGTATAGTTAATTTTCAAAAAGCTGCTCAAACACATTTTCGCATAAATAAAGATGGTAATCTAGGTGTTGGTAGAAGTGAATTATTAAATTTTAATGAAACAACAGGTGAAACATCTATTGAACCTGTTGAAAAATTACATATTATTGGTAATATTGTAGCAACAGGTAGCATAACAGCATATTACTCTGATAAAAGATTAAAAGAATTTATCAGTAATATTGATAACCCTCTTGATATTATTGACAATTTAAAAGGATATTATTATAAAGCAAACGAATTAGCTGTTGAAAACGGTTTTACAAATGAAAAAAATATAGGTTTGAGTGCACAAGATGTTCAAAAAGTTTTACCCGAACTAGTGAAATTAGCCCCATTTGATACTGTTAAAAATAAAAAAGGTGATATTGTATCTAAATCAGGTAATAACTACCTAACAGTTTGTTATGAAAAACTTGCACCCGTATTTGTAGAAGCAATAAAAGATTTAAATAAACAAGTTAGCGAATTAAAAAAAGAAAATGAAATACTTAAAAACGAAAATCAACAAATTAAAACAGACATTATCAAGATTAAAGAAGCACTCTATATTAATTAATAGTTACTGTTTTCCGATATCATATTCCCAATAATTGTATTATAATCAGTCCGTGCTTCCATATTAAATTGCAGGTAATTATCCGGTTCAATTGACGATGACCGCTCTCTCTTTATTTCGCGATTAACTATATTATAATCTTGTATGGGATTCATCTCAACTTCTTCTTTTTGCACCTCGTATATACAAACAATTTCGTCTATAATCATTATAGCTAAATCTTTAATTAATACTGATATATTACTATTTAATCCATTAAATCGCTTTTGATACTTTATCAAAGCTTGTTCAAAACCATATATATATATCATATGGTCAATATCTCTTTTATTTGCTTGAATTGATTCATATATAATAGTTGTCTTTCTACTTTGCGCATTATCATAGTCATGACAATTGTTAATAGATATCATAATTTCCATGATTTGGCGATTATATCCCACTAACACAGATTCAATATTGTCATCGTCGGCATTGAATGAAACAACGAAGTTCTTTTCAGTCATAATTATCTCAGTTGATATTTATCTTACTTTATTTTATCAATTTTTTATTATTTTATTACATTTATATAGACCACCTTACTATGTATTGGGTTTCCTTGGCAATTATTAGAAGTATCATGTCGGCTGCTTTAATCATGTTTTTAAGAATAGACGACACACCTAATTACATTTTTCCAATCATCGTTAATATATTAGTTGGTATATTATGTATCGCATATTTTCTATCATTTTATACACAACATTGTGCTGAATTATATAAACCCAAATATTATATTTATGCATTCTTTGTATTTTTCTTAATATTATTAAGTTATCATATTATAAAAGTATGTCCTAATCCAGCATATTTTAGAGCTTTCGTTTCATTGGAAATTATGATAATTTTAATTTATACCTATTATTATAATCAATACTATCAAAATAAAAATACAATTTTAATATCTGAACGAGGTATTGCTGGTATTATATTAACTTCTGTTGGATTATTATTACTATCTTTTAATTAAATATTATACTATTGATTTTAATTCTTTTTTATATTTAACATAATAATCATGTTTCGTTCTTGCTATCGCCGATTCTATACTATCTGGCAATCTATAATATAACATATAGAAAGATAATATCAGTGTTAGTATATTTATTGATATTAGATAAATATTCGTATTATTATCTATCTCTTTTAATCGCGTATATAGTAAGTAATTTGTTACTACAAATATTATTGATGTTATGAATATTCTGGGACCACGCTTTAACCAATATTCTCTCACCTTAGAATGGTCCAATCCTATATCCTTTTTATTAATACTATTTAAATTTATTACATAATTTAAAAAATCAAAAATAAATATATAGTCATATATTTCACATATATTTGATGTATTTATTAGGTGTGCATTTATTATAAATAATATATCATCCTTTTGTGCCTTAATTTCTAATTTATTTTCAATACTTTTTAATAATTCTATATCATTTATCTTATCAACAAGTAATACAATATTTTTATTATTTTTCAATTCTGCGATTTTTCTTTGCTTATTTAGATATTTAATTATATATTTTCTATTATATTTTTTTATATAATAATTTGTATATCTTTTAGCTCTGTTAAATGCCCATCTTTTAAATGGTTTTGACAAAAACCTTAACATCATGATAATGTAATATATTATTTAAATATTTAAATGTTTAAATTATTTTTATATTTAAATATTTAAATATAATTATTATTAATATGAGAAGTTTATTATTATTATTTTATATAAATTATGTTACATCATTTATTCTTTACTCTGTTATATATCCTATAAAACAATCTTTTAATTATGTTGATAATAAATGGAACTGGAATAATAAGCTTTTTCCTTATGATAATAAAGAAGCTAATTACATCGGCAAATGGTATTATTATAATAATATAGATTTTATCAAAACAAGAAATGATATTATTGCCGACCCTGAATGTTGGAATAATAATATCGTTTTAACTAATTATATTTGTAAAAATAATAAAATTAAAAGTTCTAAAATAATTAATGATAATGTGAAGTTACCACCATATTACATTAAAAATAAAAGGGCTTTTGATAATTATAAAGAATATTATAAGAATGAACATCTATATTCTAATAGAATTATCAAGTTAAAACATACACAGAGTTATCATGAGCTCAATAAATATGCTGATATATTAAGAACACTTGTTGTAAGACCTAATCATTGTAGTGTTACATGTAGCCCTCATATTCCTAAAAATGATATTGTAAATAAACTTTTTGATAAAAATAATATCAATAATACAAATTATACTATATCATTTAATATTTGGTTAACTGATAAATATATTTATAATAATAATGATATCAGAACTGGATTGTATATTTCTTATGATGGTATTAATGGCAATTTAAAAGAGTTTATACTTAAAAAAGAAAATATGATTAATAATTCTATTAATATCAATAATAAAATTGACCTGAGTAATTTATATGAATTATATAATTTAGAAAAAATAAATTATACTACCGATAATGATATTGGCGAGTTTGATAACAATACTACAATTAATTATATAATTTTAAAGAATAATTGGGAAGGTAATTATAGAATACAAAATATTTTGAATAATACATATTATAATCAATTAACGTGGAGTGCTGATCACAGATATTTTATACCCATCTCAAACAATGATATTGATAAGTATTATCAGCTTAAATTTAAAAATGGTATTTATATTAATATTCCTAAAAATATAAATGATTTTAAAGACGAAGATAAAATATATATTGAATTTGTATGTTTTTTTAAAAATGCTTCTGGTATCCAAAGATTTCTGGCTTGGGGTTCCAAAAATGATGGCGGTATTAAAACCTTCTGTCACGATATTTGGAATAAACACAATTTAAATCTATTAAATTAACGTTTTCTCTTATAAGATTTCCAATTATTAAAAAATATGCGTTTACTTACTCGCTCATGGTTCATATGACAAAATATATATTTTTTATCTACCGATGGTATATTTTTTAGTAATTTACATAATTCCGTTGACGGGTCTAATTCATCAATTATCTTATTCGTTTTATTCATTATTTATTATTTATTATATTTTTTATTTTTATATAAAATAAAAAATTGATAATCATTTTGATACTATATTATTATCCAAAGATGACTGTTATGACTAGAAGCTCTCTAACCGCAAATACCGTATCTATTGATTCTAATCAGCATACTATCAAGCAAACTGCAACTTTTAATCATGGTAAAAGATGGAATGTTGATGACGAAAATGTAGTTAAGAAACTTCTTGATAAAAGTGAAATTACATATAATGATATTCAGGAAATTGCCAATAAACTTGGTCGCACATACGGATCTATCAAAGGTCGCATTCTTACATTCTATATTATTGATGATTTTGATTACGATAATGGCGATAATCAACATTTGCTTTCTAAATATTTGTTCGCTACCGAAGAAGATATTGAATATTACGCTCTTAAACATTATAATAAAAAAGCTAAATTTAATTATAAATTGAATAAAATCCATAGCCTTATTGGCGAAATTAAGAATAAATCAGATATTACTAATAATTGCGATAAGGTATTAAATATTCTTGATCAAATACGCGATGATAATAATTAAATAATGTTATATATATATGTTTATTTATATTATTTTTATTTTATCATTTTATAAATAGTGCGTTTAATAATTTTTCTTACCCAATAATAGAAGTTATGAGTGATTATATAAAAGTGGGGTCTAAGAAAATAGAAGGTAAAAAGACTAAGGTTGTTGTTTACAAAAAATCTGGCAGTAGCAAATTATATGTTAAGCGTAAGGGACGAATGATGAACTTCGTTAATTACAAGAAAATGTGTGCCAAAAAACTAGCTGCCAAAAAGGTAAGCAAGGTCCGTAAGGTCCGTAAGGTAAGCAAGGTAAGCAAGGTAAGCAAGGTAAGCAAGGTAAGCAAGGCCCGTAAGGTCCGTAATGGTGGAAGTTCGTGCAGCCAACAACAAAATGGCGGTAACGAAGAATTGGAATCTTTCCAAGAAGTTGGAGGTATCCTTGAAGGTGGTAAAATGAATAACTCCCTTATGCGAAACAGAAACAAACAGAATTCGCGCAATCTACGCGCCTTAATAAGACAAAGTGGTGGTAACGAAAATATGTTTAAAGATCTAACTTCCTTCTATGCAACATCTACTTCGGGTGCCGAATCGAGTGCCGAAACGGCACCACCCGAATCGAGTGGTGTCGAATCGAGTGGTGTCGAATCGAGTGGTGGTTTTACCAAAAGATACAGAAAAAAACCCAAAAAAAACGCTACTAAATAATTAGAGTACATAATTTTATTTTTCTTTCAATTTTATAAACTTTTAAAATTTTTATACCTTTTATTAATTATGTACTCGTTTTTAATTGATATAACATTATGTTTATATTATAATAAAAAATTAACAATTATGAAAAAGATATAATTTTTGTTAAAAATAATAAATATCTAAAAATATATTATCATGATATTGCTTCTATTAAATATAATACCATATACTAAAAATACATATCAACGAATTATCAAGATATACTAAAAATTAACAAATACTGGATATAATTCCACTATATCAGTGGGAGTTCTAAACTATAATTATATCATAAGTCTAAGTTTATCAAAAAACCTCATGTATTGTGCCTTATTTAATCTTTTTTTATTGTTCTCCACAAAAGCATCATTAATTTTAAATGGTACCTTTTTCCCTATTATTTTATTTTGTCTCATTAAAGTATTTATCATTTCAAATAAAAACGTGGGATTATAAGAGAGTGGTACTACTGATTCGTCATCGGGTCTATTATCATCAGCATATATGAAACTTGTTGGAAACTGAATTTTTATTAAAGCGTATTTAGCATAATTATAATAATGATCCTTCCTTGGATAAAGGTAAGAGATCTGTATAGTATGTGTGTTATTATAATCATTTGTATAATTTACACATATATCTTTTCTTCCACCTTGTGAACCATATCTGGGTGCTTTTAGTCCTGGATGTAAATCTTGAATAACCTCTAATATCTTATCCTTATTTTCTTGGGTAAATGGTTTTCTATTTGATGGATTTAGGAAAGGTTTTTGTTCTTTTATTGCTAAATACCAGGCTTTGTATAATGATTTAACATAATATGCATTTGCATAAGTTTTACCATTTTCTTCATAAGGAATTACTATAACACTTTTTAATTTTCTTAAAGACATATCAGTCCATTCCTCCATAGTATAAAAATCAGCATCATTTATGCTGCCCGCATATTCTTTTCCTGCATCCATTATTCTTGCCAATTCTTTCGCTTTATTAGTTTTATATTCAGCTTTTAGTATGGGATCCTCTGGTGAAGCAGACCAACTTAAAGATTTGTCAAAAGATATTGATGCGTCCGGATCAGAAATTAAAAGTGTTCCCTCTATTAATTTATCAATTAATGATAAATACATTTCCGCGACTGCTACTCTTTGGGACCACTTGCCTTCATATATCTTAATTAATTGAAGTAACATGAATTCGACAGCATAATATTTATAATAACTATCTTTTACAAGTATTTTGTAATCGTTTTCATTTTTATTACGGTCGTTATATAATATTGCTTGTTCAAATAAGTTATCAGCATCTTTGAATACCTTTTCTGTATTAAATTCCGAAGGTGCATTTACACTAATGTCATAACCCGCTGTAAAATAATTGTCTTTAACAATTTTGTTTAATTCAGTAGCCGTCATGAATGGATCATATCTTACTAAATAACTTGTTTTAATACGCTCTTTTATTTTTCTATATAATAAAACATTTTCATCAGTTATAGAAAGGTCTTCTAAATATTCCTTTAATATTTGTGTAGCTTTTTCTACTTTAATTTTTTTACTAAATAGAGATAATAAGTGTTTATTTTTTGCTGTTGCAGTTTCGGTAGGATATTCTAATATTTTATCTATATCTTTAAAAGTTAACGTTTTTAAATATTTGTAAGGATCAGTATCTTTTTTGGATCTGCTACTGCTACTGCTACTGCTACTGCTACTGCTACTGCTACTGATGCTTCCCGAAATACTCATATCAAATGCAGCACGGCATTGATCAGCTATAAAATATATTCTATCTTTCCTCGTTATTGATTTTTTAGTTACTGGATGAGTTATACTATCTATTTTTCCATTTACAAATTTTTTGTATTCCTTTAAATATTTCTTACAAGCATCTTGCTTGATTTTTTTATTTGGACCTGCTAAGTTATTTGTATCTTTCTTTAATGCTTTCAAAGTCCCATCTGGTAAAGTAGACATTGCTGTTGTCAATGACTGAGATAATGATACACTAGCAGCTCTTGAATCAGACATTATATATTCTTATTCTAATTATTATTAACATAATAAATATGTTCAGGTTTATTAAAAAATTGATGATTTTTATTTTATATTCTCATCAGGCACAGCCTACCCAATTTTGTCTTGTTTGCAAACTCTGACAAAACTTTCGCTACACGCTTCTACCCCTGGCCATAAGATCAAATATACTTTTCTGTATAAGAATACAGAAGTATAAGTCACAAATGTCCTACAACCGTGTCATCAACGCCAAGAACATCAACTTCTGTTGTGGTCCCTGCTGTTCTGTTGATCCCGAACCCGAACCCATCAATCATGGAAGTGAGCTATATCACTTCTACAAACCACACGACGGCCGCAGATACGCGAAATTTGTATGGCCGTGCTCGGATGGTGGCAATGTTACGGTAACAAACTTACGTGTTTGCCATGGATGTTTCTCGCGATACAACGATGACGATTTTGATGTCGAGGATCTTATTAGAGACGGTATTATAGTCATTGAAAAGCTCAAAGATCACATGCTGAATCAGTAATCAACTCACTCATTCTCTGTATATAATTAGTCTCATCTATATATCCCAGCTCTTTATACTGTAACCACGTGCGTTTGTATAATTCATAATCTTCAAAAAAACAACCATTATCACCCTTTTGGTTTGTCATTAAAAAATATGTTCTCTTTGCCTTTTTTATCATTTCTATATATAAAAATAAATTATATTTATATTATAATGGTTTTAAAATTTATTTCATTTCTAGTATATTTGACGGTACTAAATAACAACTTTTTATTATTTAGTGGAAAAAATATGAATATTAATACAGCATTTGTAAATAATACTTATCCTAAATATAATATATCTCACATCTCTGAAAACAGAAATAACAGTATTTCTACCAAACCTAACTATTTAAGCAGAAAAAGTAAATTCTGTTATATTAAATGTGATTGCTTTTTTTCACATACTGTTAAAAATGATAATATTTGTGTTAAAGATTGGATAAGGCCAATCGGATTTAATTGATTTATTCAAAACATGATATAAGTATGATCCCTAATGCAATAATTCCTATGCCAAAAATCTTTAAATTGCTCATATACTCTTTAAAATACGGCTAATATTGATATTTTTAATCCAACAAATTCTCTTATATATCCTGGATTATTCGAATACTCAATTGCTTTTACAAGAGCAATATATGCTGTAAAATGCAATATTGCTAGTAAAAGCATCCCCATTATATTAACAGGAATTATACTAACCTTATTCTCATGATATTTATATGCTAATACTATTAATGCAAAAAAATGCCGAAAATATTGACAAATAACATGTTATTATAATGCTGTCATCTGTCTTGGCAAAGTGTTTTACAGGTATAAACGTATAAACCATAGTAAATTTAATAAAGTTACCAAAACTGACAATTGTATCCAGTAATTAGCCTACATAATATTATTATTTTATACCGTATAGTTCAATTAATTTTCCCATATTAAATTTTTCATCTTTAAAGTAATTTTTTTTAAGAGTTTCTTTTTCACTGTCTTCAAGTTTTAAACCGTTTTCTTCAAATAAGTTTATTAAGTCATCTTTACTAATACCTGCAAATTTATTTACTATAAATTCTACATTTTCACTATCATTATCTTTACTTTCAAGATTAATATGATTCATTATTTCTTTTTCTTTTAATCCATGTTTAAAATATTTGTCAAATATTATGTCTACTTCGTTGGAATTTATTTCTATATTATTTAAATCAAAAAGTTCTTTTACATTTTCTTTTTTTTTTATTGTTTTTCCTAAAACTTCAATCAATGCATTTGCTGTTCTAATACTAAATTTAGATTTTTCTGGTGACTGTGATGAAGCGGGAGAGAGGACATCTAATTTTTTTATTACTCTTTTAATTACAGCCTTATCTATTTTTTTAAAGTCTTCCTCTAAAAAAATTTTTTCTCCATCATTTCCATATTCCTCAACAAAATTTCTAAAACGCTGTTTAATACTATAAACATTGTCTTTCATAAAATAATTAAATATTGATGATTTTGTATTTTCCCGTGTAGCCTTCATCTTCGCCTCATTCTCGGCATTCTCCTTCACCGCCACATCATAATTGTCCACCGTATTAGCCTTATTCTTCGCCACCGCCTCTGCTGCTGCCGCCGCTACTTCTGCTGCTGCTGTCACAGCTACCTCCTTTTCGGCAT